AGAAGCCAAAGCGCAGCGCTCGTGAGCGTATCAACGAGTTGACGAAGCGGGCGCACGAGGCAGAGCGAGAGGCGCAGCGCTGGCGCGAAGCCGCCGAGAGAAAGACGGCTGATCCCTCCGAGAAGCCAAACCCTGACAAGTTCGGTTCGTATGACGAGTACGTCGAGGCGTTGGCGGACTGGAAAGCGGATCAGCGAGTCGCCGAGTCGTTCAAGAGGCGTGATGCCGAGCGGTCGCAGGCGGCAGAGGCGCGGGCGGCAGAAGCCAAGGCGCAAGCCTGGGCAGAGCGGCAGAGCGAATTCCGCGAAGCCACGCCGGACTATGACGCAGTTGTAGGAAAGTCGGCTGTGCAAATTGCGCCGCACGTCGTCGACACGCTGCTCGACAGCGAATCGGGGCCGGAGCTTGCTTATCACCTCGCCAAACGCCCGGAAACGGTCAAGCGCATCAATGCACTGTCTCCGCTCTCGGCAGCGCGAGAACTCGGACGGATCGAGGCGACGCTATCGAATCCGGCCGCGCCACAAATCAAACCGGCCAGCAAAGCGCCTGCGCCGATTACGCCAGTCCGATCGTCCGCGCCTGCGGCAGTCGATCTGGCCTCTGCAAACATGGACCAGTACATCGCCGCACGTCGCAAACAAGGCGCGACATTCAGGCGGCGGTAATCCACATCATCACGGAGCAATAAAACATGAGTAATACACTGCTGACCAGCAGCATTCTGGCCAAGGAGACCCTGGCCGTCATTGAAAATAACTGTGCGTTCGGCGGCATGGTCAATCGCGACTACGAAACCGTACATAGCGCGTCGATGCGGGACGGCTACGAGCCTGGAGCGACGATCAACATCCGCAAGCCGTCGCGCTATACGTATCGGTCCGGGCGCGTCTCTGTGCCGCAGGCATCCGTCGACAACTCTGTTCCGCTGACGCTTTCGCAGGGCGGCGCGGATTTGAACTTCAACCTGTTCGAGCGCTCGCTGCAGATCACCGATCGGCGCATCCAGAAGAAGATCAACGCCGCCGCGGCGACCATCGTCAACGAGATCGACCGAGTTGGCCTGCTGCTCGCCAAGACGGCGGTCTACAACTGCCTGAACCCGACCGGCGCGCTGCCGACGACGCAAGCGCTGTCGCTGGCGGCCATCACCGGCATCAATCAGCGCCTCGACGAAATGGGCGCGCCTCGCGACAACATGCGCGGCCTGATCATGAACCCGGCCATGAACGCGGCGACGGTTGGTGGTTTCGCCGGGCTGTTCAACGGCCAGGCAAAGCTCGGGCGGCAGTTCGACTCGGGGCTGATGGTCGATAGCCTGGGCCTGTCGTATGCGATGGACCAGAATGTCGCGGTGCATACCAACGGCGCAGCCACTGCCACGAACATCAACGGCGCCGGCCAAACGGGGGCGGCGATTACGGTCGTTGCAGTCGCTGGCGGCACGCTGGCGGCCGGTACGGTCATCACCCTACCGGGCGTCTATGCGGTCAATCCGCAGTCGCGCGTGAGCACTGGCGTTCTGGCCGATTTCGTGGTGACTGCGGACGTTTCCGCCGCGGCCACGTCGATCCCGATCAGTCCGGCAATCGTCACCAGTGGGCCATATCAGAACGTCACGGCTTCGCCGACGACTGGCCAGCCGTATGTGATCAAGGGAGCGGCTTCGACTTCCTACGGCTGCAATGTGGGATTCCACGAGGACGCGTTTACCCTCGCCATGGTTCCGATGGCAACGCCTCCGGACGGCACCGGCGCGCGCGTTGAGCAAATCTCGCACAACGGTTACACGATCAAGGTGACGGACTTCTACGACGGCACGAACGACAACGTAGTCACTCGTCTCGATGTGCTGTTCGGGTGGGCCGCGACGTATCCCGAGCTGGCCTGCAAGTACTACACGGTCTAAACGACAGCCTTTAACCACGGAGCGCCGGGGTTCTCCCCGGCGCATTTGGAGCATAGAGAATGGCTAATGTTGCTGTTACTTGCATAAAAAACGGTAGATCAGACTCTTTCGGCCGGCCGCTTGTTTCTGGAACGTATTACCCGTCTGTCGAGATTGAGACGGCAAAAGCTCTGTGGAATTCCGGGTATGTTTCCGTGGCAGATGCGTCCGTGTTCGACCAAGACCCTCTGGCCGGAACGAGCCCGCTTGACGATTTCAATATCGCCAGGGCGCTGTCTCTTTCAAGACAGCCCGCACAAACAAGCGCTAACCTCGCAGCGGAGCTTGCTGCAATTGGATCGTCGCTGACATACAAATTCCCGAGCCTCACTGCCGGTCGCCTGTTGGCGTCCTTAGTCGCAGGCTCTACAGCGACAAGAGCCGGGCTGGTCGTCACAGTGACAGCGACCGCACATGGAATCCCACCTACGACGTTCGACGGGTGCGACTTTTTCTTTCCTGGATGCCCAAGCCTTGCTTCCGGCTGGTATAAAAACTTTCTCTACCTGACCGCAAACTCGCTGCAATTTGCGCTGCCAAATGGAGCGCTTGGCGTAGATTTTACGAGCGAGTCAATCAATAGTGGAAACGCGTTTATTGACAGAGTGGAGGGGTGCAGCCTAACGCTGCCAGGATCGTCTCTGCAAAGTGGATCGCGCCTTCGTCTATCGTCGTTCCGGCAAGGGTCGCCAGGGGCTGGTGCAAAATACCTGTTTTTCTTTACAGGAGTATCAGACCAGCAAGGAAGAAGTATACTTACAACCAGCGCCAACGGCTTCGCGGCATTCACAGCGGTATGTGACGGTAACAAAATTCGAGGCCTTACAAATCAGGTAGATTTTGGCCTGTCGTCTGTTGTTACAGACGCAGTGACGGATTTTAACGCACCATTGCCTTGTCGAGTTGAGTTGCAGCATAATACTGCTGGTGAGTACCTCTATTTGGCCTACGCAGTAATTGAGGTACTTAAATAAGTGGCAGTCAACTATGGCCCAAACCTCCACGAGTCAAGCGCGTTACACAGCAAAACTGAAAATGCTACGCGATTCAACAGACTCGTAAAGATACCGCCCACTATCCGTGCTGTCCCAGTGTCTAATTTGGGGGCGGTATCTTATGGTGTAGTATTCACTGGAGACACGACGGCCACGGCGAGTCAAGAAAAGCTTGACCCTACCACCGGTCTGGGAACATGCCAAATTATATTCGGCGCATCGGACAATGTTGGACAGAGATTGACGTTCAATAATTTGTCTTCCCCGTTTTCGCTGCCGGACGATGACATATACTTGGTTCCAGTGTGGTTAGAGTCAACCCCAGTCGGCGCAGATGCGCCAAGGGTGCGCCTCATGACTTCGGACCTTGTGTCACCGGATGGAAACAGCTACCGTTGGGCCACATGGAATAACACATGGCTGAGAAAAGGTTGGAACATTCTCAGTGTTAAGAATACAGAAACGCAAATTGGCGCCAATGAGTACGGAAATCTTGCTGGAACAAGCTCATCGGTGGTGCCTCTGCAATGGGCTGGTGTTGGAACAACGGCATCTAATAGCACAGTACGATCTTTGCATTTAATATTTGAGAATTGCGGAGGGCGCACCATTCACGTTGGCGCAATACATACAGCGAAAAAAAAATGGTGTACCTCTGTTGTTATTTTTGGCACTGACGATGGGGTAGGTTCCACGCTAAGCATATTTACGCCGGTTCTAAGAAGATACGGCTGGAATGCTGTGCATAATATAGTAGCATCAACTACATCGGGGCTTACGAGCGGTCGATTAGCTCTTTCTGATCTGAAAAAGCTGCAAGCTGAGGGTGATGAGTTATGGGGGCATGGTGCGTCGCACGACAGCTTTACCACTGCGACAACTCTTGAGCTACAGCGGCTAATTCGTGAAATCCGAAACTACGGAAGGGCAAACGGAATCCCCAGCATCGGGCGTTATATGGCGTACCCATATAACGATTATAATGACGCTGTGGTTACGGAAATGAGGGCACAGGGGTATAAGCTGGCACGAGGCTTGCGCGGCCATTTCATGTCGTCGTGGATACCAGGTCTTGGCCCTCTGTATCTGCCGTGCATAGCAATAGAAACACAAAACTCCTGGAATGCTGATGCAGCCCTGCGAGGGTGTATCTTGCGGGGCCAGGCTGTGATGGTGTATATGCACAACGCCGTGGCTGGAGGAGGCGGTGATACATATCCAGGGCCTACCTCGTATTATGAGGAGCATCTAAAGCGCTGGTGCGCAATGATAGCTGCGTATGAGTTGTCTGGTGACGTGGAGGTAATGACACCTACTCAATATTTTCGCTCTTGCGGTATTGATCCCGCAGTGGACGATATGGTTGATTGAGCAAGCAGAGGTCTGCGGATAAACATATGGAAAAATATCGCTAATAGTGTCGACAACCCGACACTCCGCTTTAACAGCTTTACAGCCCCGCGTAAACGCCACATGGAGACCACTACACCATGCCAACAACACGGCAGCGCAGTACTACCCTCGCCAATAATCTACCCGGCGTCGTAACGATCCAGGCAACGGATAACAAAAAATGACAACTGCCCTTCAGCTTGTAACCTCTGCGCTGCGCAAGATAGGGGCTGTCGCGGCAGGCGAGGCGCCAGACGCCAACGAGCAGTCGGACGCGCTGGCCGCCTTGAACCAGCTTATTGAAAGCTGGAACCTGCAGGGACTGGCGCTATACCGGCGCGAGAATGTCGCATACTCGCTCGTTCCGAGTCAGCAGTCATACACGATCGGAAGCGGAGCAAACTTCAACGGCGCGCGGCCGATTACCATCAATGGCGCCTTCGTGACGCGGGGCGGAATCGACTATCCAGTTGTTCCGCTGACACAGCAGCAGTGGAACGACATTTTGCAGAAGTCGACGGAATCGCAACTTCCGGAAGCCGTCTATTACGAGCCGACGTTTCCTGACGGAACGCTGCGGTTCTGGCCGGCTCCGCTGGAATCGCTGACGGTCACGTTGGCTATAAACATGCAGCTTGGCGCGGTCGCCGACATCAACGATGACTTGGCATTTCCGCCCGGCTACGAGCGCGCTTTGGTCTATGCGCTGGCCGTCGATCTTGCTCCAGAATACCCAGCCGTTACGCTGAGTCAGCGCGTGATCGACGCGGCAGACGAGGCGCTGGCGGACGTCAAGCGGGCGAACAACACGCAAAACCAGGCGGCGACTTTTGACATTGCGCTGGCGGGCGGTTGCGGCGGTTCGCTGGCGGCGTTTATTGCCGGATACTGAAGCCGTGAGAATCCCACTCGCTGCCGACATCGAAAGCCGAGACGGATCGCTGACGGCCGGCGCGCTGATTGTGAATGCCGCGGTACAGGCTGAGGGCGACGGCCAGACATCGGCATTCAAGCGCGCGGGAGTCGTCTCTCGAGGATCGGTCACGGCCGGCGATGCGCAGTGCTTTGCGAGTGTCGCCGGGAAAGCTGTTGCAGTCGTTGGCGATCACGCCTTCACGCTGACCGTTGGCGAGCCGATCACCGAGGATGCTGACGACGACATGGCGCCGATATTTGCTGGACTTCAGGTGTCCGCGCGCGAGTCCGGCCAGGCAAGCAACGAGCGCGCGCTGATGCTCAAGACCGGCCGCGAAGCGTGGATACTGACGCCGTGAGACTGCCGCTCGCCACTGACCTGAAAACCTCGATCAGCGATACGACGAAAGACGCGCGCCTGATCAATGCACACACGGAAACGCGCGGAGGAGTCACGAGGGTCAAGAAGCGGCCTGGGGCGCTGGCTACCGGGTGGGACTTCACGACGCCGATTCAAGGGCTTTTCGGCGGATCGCTGCTTTATCTGATCTACGGCGACGAATTCAGCGTGATTGACGTCAGCAGCCCTCCTCCTGCGTCAGTGGCGATAGGCGATCTTGTCGGCGGCTATTACGCGATGATCGACAACCCGCCAACGTCGCCTGGTGGCGGAGACGCGTATTGGAGCGCATCGCCTCCTGGAAGCTCCCGATATGTGGCGACGTTCAAGCCGGGCTATGGAATGGGCGACATCTATGGCGGCGCGAATATGTACCTGCCGCCAAGTTCTCCTGGACCGTGGTCTGGCGAACTGCGCGGGGCTGTCGCGGCGAGCACTGCAGCAACCGTCAAGAGCTTTGACGAAACGATTACCGCGCTTGGTGGAGTTATCTGCTGGGGATCTTCTGGAGGAATACCGCCGAACGGGTCCGGGCCAACGGCGCGATATCTTCCGACGGGAATGTATGAATCTGGCGGGTTCATCTTGGCTGCAGACAGTCGAGTGTCGAACGCAACTGTCAACTGGACGGCTGGCTATGTCCCTTCAGCAATCCCAGCTGTCGGCTCTCCGCTCGGCTATGATATTTTCTCTGGGCCGGCAGCGATCTTAACAAGGAAAACGAAGACGTCGGCAACGATTACCTCTTCTGGAACGGTCGCAACCATTGGCGTTGGGGTTTTGAGCCCGGCAGCGATCAGCAGGCGAATCGAGGTTTCTGGCGCAAACGAGCCAGAATACAACGGGGTTTTCGACGCCTACCTGAACGCTAACCCTCTGGCCAGCTCGGCCACTGGCGCGCTCTATTACGACATGACCGGAACGCCAGCGGCAAGCCCTGCGACTGGATCGGTCACGGTCAAATACTTCTGAGCAGACAACGATGCCAGTCCTCGCCGTGACCGTTGCTGGACAGCCATTCGACATGATGGGGTATGTCGCCGAGCAGTCAGTTTTCGGCCTGTTCTTCAAATCTGCATACGATGCATTCAATTTCGAGAATAACGTGCTGACAAAAATCACCGACGCAGATTATCCCGGATGGAGCACGGTCACGCCGACAAGCATAACGCGAACTGGGTCGACTGCGACGGTCACGCTGCCTGCGCCAGTCAACTGGCAATCTGGATCGACCGTGACAATCGCTGGCGCTGCACAAGCTGAATACAACGGCAGCGTTCTGATTACCGTCACTGATGCGACGCACTTCACTTACGCAGTCACCGGGACTCCGACGACGCCGGCAACGGGCACGATAACCGCGAAGGGCGGGCGAACTACGGTGCCAGGGGTCGCCTATCTGGACGGGTATTTCTTCGTCATGGACCAGAATGCCGTTATCTACAACAGCGGGCTGAATGACCCGACAGCCTGGGGCGCGCTGGACTTCATAACTGCGGCTATCGAGCCTGGCGGCGGAGTTGCGCTGGCCAAGACGCAGAACTACATCGTCGCGTTCAAGGAATGGAGCACAGAATTTTTCTACGACGTCGGCAATCCAACGGGGTCCCCGCTGTCGCCTGTGCTGTCCGCATTTACGCTTGTTGGCTGCGCTTCCGGCGAGTCGGTCGCGGAGCTTGATGAGACGGTCTATTGGATCTCGAAGGCGCGGCAGAAGGGGCGGGCGGTCCACAAAATGGTCGGCCTGCAACAGCAGCTTGTCAGTACGCCGGACATTGACCGAATTCTGGCAGCGTCCGACCTATCGAGCGTCTATTCCTACGGCGTCAAGCTGTCTGGCCACTCGTTCTATATCCTGGGCCTGCGCGACATTGACGTGACGCTGGCGTACGACGCCACGGCCGGAACGTGGGCGCAATGGTCGAGCTTGACGGCGCAGACGCCGAAGTCATGCACGCTCACGCAGTCGGGCGGCGTGGCGACCGCGGCATGCACTGCGCACGGCTACGCAGACGGGGCGGCGGTCACGATCGCGGGGGCAACGCCAAGCGACTACAACGGCCTGAAACAGATTCGCGTCACATCCGCCGACGCCTTCATATTCAGCGTCGCCAGCGGCGCCGCAAGCCCGGCGACGGGCACGATTACGGCGACCGGGTACGACGAGGGCTACTTCCGGTACACGCACTATGTGTCTGCGGCCGGCCGCGACCTTGTTCTGCACGAAACGACCGGAGCGCTTGTCGAAATCACTCCGGCCGCCTACACCGACGACGGCGCCCCGATCGCGCTGAAGCTCCGCACAGGCAAGCTCGACAGCGGCAACGAGAACTACAAGAGCATTGGTCAGATTCGCGTCATCGGCGAGAAGCAGGGCGGCGAGGCGATGCTGCGATGGTCGGACGACGACTACACGACGAACTCGGCCTGCCGTCCTGTTGATCTGTCGTCGGTGCAGGCGCGCATTCGGCGGTGCGGGGCGTATCGGCGCAGAAGTTTTGAAGTGCTGCACATCGCCGCATTGCCGGTGCAGCTTGAAGCGCTCGAATTGGACTGAGAGGAAAAAATGCAATCAGCGATGGATTTTCACGGGCTCGGGGCGAAATACCCTGGCAGCGGCGGCGGGCTCGACGAAGCGGCGCAGGCGGCCGGCTATCGGGCGCTCGGCAACGGAAACTACGCGAACGTCTCGCGATGGTGGGAAGCGCCGATAAGCGGCCAGGACCTGCAAGGCAAGCTGTCGTCGCAGGCGCTCGCAAAGCAGCAATCGAACCCGTCAAATCTGATCGGCAGCACCGATTACTTGGCGCAGATTCAGCAGTACCTGAACCCGCAGGCATCGTCGGCAGCGGGTGGCGCAGCAAGCGGCACGCAAACTTCAAACCCGTACGAACAGCGACTGCAGCAGCTAGTCAATGATCCGAACTCGATCAGCGACAGCAATGCGTACAAGTTCCGCTTCAACCAGGGCCAACAGGCGCTTGAGCGCGGCGCTGCAGCCAAGGGCATGCTTGGCAGCGGAAACACGCTGGCGGCGCTCGCGCAGTACGGGCAGGGCTTGGCATCGGACGAGTACGGGAACGAGGTCAGCCGCCTGGGCGCGCTATCCGGGCAGCGCGACCAGTACAACCTTGGGTTGAAGGGGCTTGCAAACAGCGAATATGGGCTGCGCGCAGGAACAGACCAAAACCGAGGATCGCTCGCGCTTTCGGCGCTGACGACGGCGAATGACCAGCGCCTGAAAGCGAACCAGCTCGCGTCCAGCACAGCAACGGCAACCGGGCTCGTTCGCCCGAATATCTGGTAAGGGGCGGCCATGTACGATCAAGGTTCGATGGACAGAATCGGCCGACTGATGAGCTTGCGCGACCTCGTGACGGCCGGCCAGATGGCGCCCGACGCCGCTCCTTTGCCAATGAATACGCTGCGCAACAACACGACTGGCGCAGAGTATCAGTTCGAGTCCTCTCCGCAGGGCGGCGCGGGCCGGCAAGGACCGCAGCTCGACTACTCGCAGCCGATCGAGATTTTCGGCCAGGGCAAGGGATACGCGATCAAGGGGCAGCCGCTGGCGGCGATGATAAACGGACGGCGCGTTGATTACGGCGTCGACGACGCTGCTAGCAAGGTCGCGACGCAGCGCGCGCAGGACCTGGCCATCAAGCGCGCCGAGCAGCAGCAAGGTCTGGATGCTGGCGCGCTGGACATCGACAAAAAGCGGGTGGAGCTCGCCGCGCTGCAATCGACTGGCGGAGCAAAGCCGCTTACCGAATCGCAAGGTAAGGCGGCGGGGTTCGGGGTTCGGGCGAACGACTCCG